GCCCGCGAATTTGATCCCGCGCTCCTGGCAAACCTTAGTCGCCGCGTCAAACATCGCGTCTACAACGTCTTTAATGTTCTCGTTATCGTCCCAAGTGTCCATCGCTGCGCGTTCTTGTGGTGTCAAGGTCATAGTCGTACCCTCCTGGGTTGTCCCGGCGTTCATACCGGGCGTTACGTTGTCGGCTAGGTTCGCCGATGCGGGAGGCAACCCCGTTACAGGTTGCAACCCGCGGCAGCGGTCAAGCGTTGCACAGTCTCGCGGCGTTGGCGGCGTGGTGGGCCAGTTGTCGCGCACTCATAAACCATTTGCGGCAATTCGGGCATCGTGGACTCGGCATCGGTTCGCATCTCCTGTTTGTAGGGTGCTAGGCGCGTCGGACAGCCGCCGCCGACGCTCGGCGGGGTATCTCCTAATCTAGGTCCTCGATCATCTCCTCAATAATCGGCAGTACGTGATTAAGCACGCGCTCGTAGATGTTCGCGGCGATGATGTTTACCGGCGTGGGCGAACCGTCAAACGCTGGGCCTATCTCCGGTTCGTCTAGGATTAAGTCGAGATCGCTCGCGCCTACTTCCGCGATCCGGTTGTAGTAAACCGGGACCGCGCCGTCGGCTATCTCGTGCGCGATGTCGTGCGCGTCGTCTGATGCGTCCAGCGCGTAGTCGTGCCGTGCGGAATACTCCGCATCGGTCAAGATTTGCGCCATCGCGCCGTATTTGGTGAGTGTCATCGGTTCGTACTCCTGGATTGTCCGGTTTCCATACCGGGGATGTATCGGTGTGCTTGTGCAACCGTGACCGCCACACGAACCCCGTAAGGCTCGCGGGCGGATCGGCGTACAAGCTAGGCGATGCGTACGCCTGTAAGACTGGCCGCGGTCTCGCGTTCGAGACCTGCAAGGCGTAACGCCCAATCTAATTCCTCGACCGTGTTAAAGATCGAACCTAGTGAACCGGATTCGTCCCATAATGAAACGATATCCTCGCCGGACATAGTGACCGCGTACGCGTCGTTTACTGGCAAATAAATTGTTCGCATATCTAGCTAATCCTTTCGGGCGTGATTACGACCATGCCGGGGAAGTATTGAACGCCCAGCTTGTGAGTACCTACTAGGGCCGTCCACTGGGGCATCCCGCGGTCAATTATCGGGAGGGCCGGGCCGCCAGCCTTGCGGGGTTTTCTGCCAGAGCAAATGCCGTCTTTCCCGGTTGGACTCTTAAACACGGTCACGGTGTCGATGCCGTCCACAGTTTCGAGGACGAGCGTTACCCGGTCGTGTTGCTCGAATCCTGCTTTGCGTAGTTTCGTCCCTTCGAGCCAGAGGCGTCCGACGCCTGACCGATTTAAGGACAGTTTGAGGGTTGCGGTTGCGATGGGTTCCACGGTTGCTATTCCTTTCGCCCGACATTCAATCGGGGAAGTTGTCTGAGAGGTTGCCTCATCAGTATGGCGGGAACTATCCGCCATAGACGCCCGGTAACGGGCGTTTCGGCCTATCGTACGATCCTTCCGTTAATGATTAGCGGAGCGTCGATTGCGACGCCTTCGGGATGGTATGGGCAATACCCATTGTTTGCGCCGGTGTCTGCGGGGCATACGTCCGGTCCGTGATCGCGGTCGGCTTTGGCAGTCGCCATAACTGCCGCGTGCGCTCGTCCACATGGGAAGCACACCGACCGATTAAGTTCTGGCGGGAACGGCACGCCGTCTATGTTGTGCAGGCCGTAAGTAATTTCGCCCACTTGCGCCTTAGTTCCGTTGCAACTGCTGCATCGTTTAATCATGGTCTCGATTCCTTTCCCGGTGTTCAGACCGGCTGCTATGTGTTTGCCCCGGTAGCGGGCGGGCTTTTCCTTTTATCTTATCATAATCATGTCAAGTCCTGTCAAGGTGTAGCGGTAGCAGTTTCGGCCAGTTTGGTAGCATTACGGCATGACAATCTCACCCGCACAAATAAACGTCCTAGTGGAAGCCTACGCACGCGGCCTAGATACTCCCGAAGCTGCCGCCCTAGCCGGTATCGGAATTAGAACGATATCCACATGGCTAACAGCCCCTGAGAATCAGACACATAGAGACACAGCGCAACGGATACGCAGCGCACAAGCCGCGTTCGCGGATAGTGCTTTATCGGCTATAACAGCCTCGCACACGTCAGATTGGCGCAGTGCTGCGTGGACTCTTGAACATGCGCCAGCTACACGTCAACGCTACTCAGACCGCGGCGCAGACGACACCGGCGCGCTAGCTGGACTAGGGCAGCTATTCGCCAGTATGACCGCGGCTAGTGTTGGCGCGGCCAGCACTGAACCGCCGCGGCTCGGCGCAGCTGGCGTGCCGTTGCTTGAGGAAGTGAGAGAGGTAGAGGTGAGAGAGGTAGAGGAGGAAGCAGGCAGTAACAGTGAGCACCAGGAACAGCAGCAGTAAGCAGCAGCAGTAGGGGGGGCAGGGGTATTCGTTAGCAGCGGTTGTAGTAGGAGTAAGAGTACCCACCGCTATATTCTTGCGGCTACTTTTTGCTGCTAGTAATAGTCTCTACTTCTAGTTTCCGCTACATTTCTGACGTTACTTTTGTTTCGGATACTACTAGGTGCTAAGTATCGGGTTACTTTCTTGAGGGTAGTCCACCGATCTGGCTTTAAGGCCAGGTTAGGTGGAGGAGTTATGCCAAAACACCTTACGTCTTGGGGACGACGAAGTTTTGTCTGTTGTTTTGGGAGTTTAGGAGGTTGTTTGAGTTAGTGTTGTTGGGGATGCTGCTTGCGCTCGCGTTGCTCGCTACAGCAGCCGCGTAAGGAATGGCCCCCCTACCCCCCGTTGGGAGTTGGTTTCTCAAGACTTCTGGCCTGAGTCGGGTCGCAAGACCTGGGTTGGTGGTATTCCTTCCCGGACTCTCTCGGTGTCCGACACGTTCGGCTTTTCGAGAGAGGTGCGTTACAGGGGGGTGTCCCCTGATTCCCTTAGGTTATGGCGTGTATATGGGGCTTTAAGCCTACCACTCGGTCGTCTTTAGTCGGTTCTACTTTGTCTCCAGCTTCCATTAGCCAGTTAATACAGGCAGGGATACCGCATACCCTGTTTGCTTTTAGGACGTAGGGTTCTTTCGATTGCCGTTTATGCTCGACGGTGATCGGGAAGTTATAGAGATGCGGTAGTGCCAAAAGAAAAAGCCCCCGGCTCCTGCGAACGCCCCCAGGTATTACTGAAGCACAGGCTCCGAGGGCGTTACGAGAACTGTATCACAGACTTGTCTCTGGCGCGTGGCGTTGATAGATTACGGGATAATTAGAAACGAAAGGGAGAGACTGATGCTGATACAGGTTAGCGAGAAACGATGGCTCGCAGAACCCGAAGCGGTGTACTGGGGGAAGCCTGACGAGTGTTGGTGCAACCATATGAAGGATTCAGCCGTTCATGTTGAATCGTCATCATCCTTCGCCCATAAATGGGGAAGTGAATACGAGAACCAGTGGGTCGCCCGTATGCCGAGCGGCACGCTTGAGTGGCTCTCGGACGAGGAGTACGAGCGGTTGATTGACGCTGCTCATACAAAAGAAATCTCACCGATGAGGGCTAACAGCCCGGAAGTCGCTATTCTTCTGGATCGACTGCAAGGATCATTGCGACCCGGCCTTGTAGGGAAAGGGACGTTGGCTCGCGTTATGAGATCAGGGTATCCAACACTGGAAGATTTGGCTGAAGCTGACGTATGCGACCTTCTTCAACTTAATAACATCGGCATCGTTGTCGCCCGTGAGCTGAGTAGTGCTGCCAAGACAGTTTATAAGGAGAATTAGAAATGCCTAGAGTGGGGAAAAAGAAATATCCGTACACGACCAAAGGTCGGGCGGCTGCAAAACGCGCTGGGAAAAGAAAGATGAAACCTCGAAAGAAGTAAGCCATGCCTGATCCAAGATTGAAACGCGCAGGAGTCTCGGGGTTCAACAAGCCGAAGCGAACTCCGAAGCACGCCACCAAGTCTCACGTAGTCGTGGCTAAGTCAGGAGGCACGACAAAGACTATTAGGTTTGGACAACAGGGAGTTTCTGGCGCAGGAAAAAATCCTCAGACTGCCAAAGGTAAAGCAAGACGTAAGTCTTTCAAGGCTCGTCACGCAAAGAACATAGCCAAAGGGCCACTGTCTGCTGCGTACTGGGCGAACAAGGTTAAGTGGTAATTTAGCGTTACGTCTTTTCTGCTAGACTCCTTTTGTGCGGCACCCCTCCCCGCACTCCTTCTTGTGGCCTGCCCCGAGTACCTTCTCCCAAATAAGGTACGTGCATCTCCGGGGCAGGTCATTTTGTTACACTTCCGATTGTGCTATCTGAACCTGTCATACGCGCGCTCTGGTCGCAGCTTGACGATTCCGACCCTATCGGCCATCCAGGTCAAGGGTGGGTTGCCCCGTCTGCCGTTCACGAAGAGTTCATCTTCAACGATACGGCGGAAACGTATCTAGTTTGCGGCGGAGACCGGGGCGCAAAGACCACTACAACAGCGATGAAGGCATATCTTCTCGCGTTGGAATTTATTGCGACCTATCCTTTAGACGCCGGCGGAAATGTTGCGTGGGTTGTTGCGGATAACTACAACCTGACATCAACCGAAATGCGCGATTGCATAGGCGAATGGCTTATGCAGATGCCCGAAATCGCCCAGACAAGGGGAAAAGAGGGCGGATTCAAGCAAACTTCCCGCATCGACCCCGGAACAATCGAGATTCCCACTCCAAATGGCAAGACTTTCAAGATAGAAACGAAGTCTGTCGGAGACCCTATGAACGCGATGCGCGCGGAAGGGCCGGTTTGGATACTCGCCTGCGAAGCTGCGCTACTTTCCCACGACTTCTATCTCAGGGCGCAAGGTCGTCTCGGTCAGATACGAGGCCAGTCCAACGGAAAGTTCGGACAACTCATCATGTCGGGAACTTTGGAAGGGTCTCTCGGCTGGTATCCGACCCAGTATACGAAGTGGAAATCAGAGACAGAGGCTACGTTAGACAAGGCTGCTGTCTATTCATTCCGATCCCAGGACAATCCGTTTGCGTGGCCTGGAGGTGCGGAAAACGCACAACTCAAGCAATTAGAGCGGGAACTGCCCGAAGCATTGTTTATGGAGCGGTATCTTGCCGTTCCGAGTCCTCCGAGCGGTCGTGTCCACGACAGGTTCGACTCTACAGTTCACGTTAAAGAGGTCGAATACGACCCTGCATTGCCTATTTATCTGGGAATGGACCCCGGATATTCGGGTGCATCGTCTAATTACGCGATTGTTGTGGCGCAGAAAAAGAACATTCAGCGTGCTGACGGTCGGTCGTTCCAGCAATGGCACGTTATCGACCAGATTTACGAACATCACATGACGGTAGACGAAATATGCCAGAAGGCTATGGATCAATACTGGTGGAAGAACCCGAAGAAAATCGGGGTCATCGACATAGCCGGGTCATACCACGCAGGAGCACAAGAATCCAACACAGAGGTGTGGCAAAAGAAAACAGGGCTTACACTTATGCACGAAAGGGTTAATATCCAACCGGGTATTGACCGCTTTAACACGATGCTTCAGTACGACCCGGAGTTTCGTGAGCCGAAGGTTTTGTTCCACCCACGGTGTACCGGCATCCTTTCAGAACTCGGGCATTGCCTGAGTCCTGTGGATAATCGGCCTCACATATACTCATGGAATAAGAACCGTATGGGTGATGTGATAGGAAAAGTCCCAAAAGATGATTTTTGTGACGGAATCAAAGCTCTCACATATCTCTGGATCAACCAGGTTGGCTACGCAACAGCGAATCAAGGGCCAAAACGACCGCATGTTCGGAACATACGCAGCCGTAGGCGAGCAGCGTTGACGAGGTATTAAGTGACTACTGTTGAAGCGCGTCTTGAAAATGCACGTCTAGCAGATGACGGAAGCCCGCGCGAGCCACGGCGACGAATAAGTCGTGATGCCGAACGTGACGGTATTCAGAAAATCCTCGAACGCATTGAACTGCGCGAGAAAGCACTTCAACCTCTCTGGGACCGCATGGATGCGGACATGGAACGATATGCCCTCGTACCGTTTGAGCCGGTAGCTGGCGACGGTATATCCCCCGAAGACGCCTATACGTCAAACGAACCACGGACTCAGGCAGACAAAGTTATCTCGATTGTCGGCTACGCTCCTACGATTGTTAAGATCGAGTCCGAAGTCGAAGAGGGTCAGGCCAACAAAGTAGATCAGGATGCCGAACGTGTTGCGATTGGGATGCTTCGTCTAGGAGACGAGAACCTGGTCAAGGTCGGTACTACGCCTTTCCAGCCAACGCTATCTCACTTTGCAATCGTAGAAGGCGGCTGGGTAGCCTGCCGTAACCTTCTGACGAAACGTCAGGACGGGTCTACAAAAGTAAATTTGACTCCGATTGATCCACGTCAGCTTGTCTTTCAGATGGGTTCGGAAGGTCTGATCTGGGCTGCGATCATCACGATGCGGAATCGCCTTGCTATAGAGGACGAATACGACTTCGAGTTCGACGAGACCTCTGAAGATGCGAATAACGACGACATGCAGGAAAAAGTCGTCGATTACTACCGCAAGGAAAAGGGACAATGGATGAACTCGGTCATCATCCAGAGCGAACATAAGTACGCAAAGAAGCCTGCGAATACCTTTTCTGTAGAAGACCCCATCACTATTCGGGGAATCGGGTCGAACCCAGGAACGGCTTCGTTCAGTTTGACGATGGGTGTCAACGAGACTCGTAAGATTCAGGGGCTTGAGGGCTTTGGCGAGTCTGTTTTCGCCCCGAACCGGGCGATCTACGAGTCAGATAACCGGGTCAAGTCGATCCTTACGTCTAATCTGGCGAAGCAAAACTCCGGTATATACAAGACGACTTCGGCGGGTGGCGAGTTCACGCTGGAAGAAGAGCCTGATAAAGCAGGACAGATAACACTTAACAGTTCATTGGGAGAGGATGTAAGTCTTCTCGACCTCCCTGCGATCCAGAACGGTGCGATTACGAACCTCGGGTTCATCAATACCGATCTTATTAGCGGAGGCACACCACCCTCTGCGAGCGGGGTTGCTTCTGGCTCACAGTCTGGACGCGCGCTTACGATCCTCAATTCGGTTCTTGCAGACCGAGCACGACCGTTTGCTCATGCAGTCGAGGCTTGTATGCAGGGAGCCGTAAAAGCGTTGATGGCTCAGTACGAGACAGGCCAGTACGAGACGTTGCGAGTCACAGGCAAGTTGCTCGACAACGTAGGGTTCTCACGCGAAATCACGCCTCAAGAGATTCAGGGACACGGCCCACTTACGGTCGAACTTGTTCCCAGTCTTCCGCAAGACGATCAGGCTCAGTGGATGATGGCCGAGTTTGCAAGACGACCTAATGCTGAAGGCAGGCCGGTTGTCTCGGACACGTTCATCAAGGAAGACATTCTTAAACTCAAAGATGCCCAACTTGAAGAACGCCGGGTAGATATACAGTTGGCGACTTCTGCGACTCCAGAGAACCTGCTTATGGGACAACTTCAGTCTGCGCTTGAAGCAGGGAATATGATTGTTGTTCAGAACCTGGCCGAACAAGTTCAGCGACTTAAAGCCCAGCAATTCATGGAGGATCAGGCACGTCAGTTTGCGTTCATGCAGATGATGGGTCAGAATCCTGTTCAGGGCGCAGCACAGGGAATGGGAGCACCGGCAGGCGGTATGGGAGGCCCACAGGGTAGCCCTCCGTCTCCAACAAACGGCATGACTCCAGAACAAATGCCACTCGCAGGAACTCCACTCGGGCCTTCGCCTGGAGCGAATGATCCAACAGCGAACGCGGGCGTACCGCGACCGAACGCACAAGGTATACCGGGACTGGAACTCGGGTAGGAGAATGACATGCCAGTATATGTAGTAGGAATAGGCAACACTTCTGTTCGCATTGATGCGCCAAACGCAGGGTCAGCTCGGATACGTGCTCAACAGTATTATCCGGGTCTTTATGCTGCTAATCCCACTCGCGTCGGTCGGAGTGTCAGAATTGCTGGGGATAACGACGGTGAAATACTGTTTGTTAGCCCGAATGACACCTCTATAGCGGACACTAGGACACGAGTTATTGGTGCTAGTGGTCTTAGCGATGCCGGTGGCAACGGCGGCGGAATGGGTGGCAACGGAGGTGGCGGAGGCGACGCTAGCACGACAATTCTTGGAGAAGAAGGTCGCGGGATGGCTGGCGGTGCTGATCTTGAGGGTACGCCACTTTCCGAGGCAAACAGATTTGCGTCGTTCCTGCGGAATCTTGGGCAGCGTGGTTTTCAACAGGGAACGCTTGGACGAACTATTCAGGAAAGACGGTATGAC